CCACACCGCCGCCTTCTCTCCATCCACGCATTTCTGCGTAATGCTCAAGAGCCCACGCCAAAGCGGTTCCATGCCGTCATCACTTGCGTTGTTAACGTAGTAGTCAAGCTGACCGCACCCATTCCCTTGCTTGGTGAGCATGATAATTTTTTTGAACCGAGTCACCGAGTTTTGGAACAAAGAGACACTGGTCGCTCCCACCGGAGCCGTGCCGGGTAGTATGAGGGTATTGGACGGCTTTGTAATCTTCTCGTAGGCTGTGCCTGTAAGATGTTTCTCAACTAAAGCGCGGATGTCTGTAAGCTCAAAGAAGTCCCCTTCATTCTTGAAACGAACATTGGTTGCTTCCCTAACCCTCTTGTTGGCTTTAACACCTGTGTTGATGGTGTCTGGCACGCGTAATACCCGAGAGGCATCGCTTGTGATTGTTGGATCGATGGCCAGCTTCTTTTGAAAGCATAGGCGCTTAAACCCTTCAGCCACAGGCAACCACTCATCTTTCTCAACGGCTTCTTTGAACGGCCAGTAAGCGTGTACGCCACCGCCAGATGCGACCAACCAAGGGCGACCCAAGTCGCTCAGTCCTATCTCATCACAAAACGTCATCAACGCCGATACTGCGGACTGCGCAGAAGCGTACGCCTTGGACTTTACAGCGCCTGTGCTATCAGGGATGTCTTTGGGATGGTTGCAGTCAATATCAACGGCGATACATTTGACCATCTGCACATTGGTAGCGGTTCGGGAGTAGTTGTTTTTCTTGTCATTCAACTCATTGCCAAACGTACCCAATGCAAAGTAAATGTCATAGTTGCTTTTTTTCCACGAGTCTATTTTCGTTTGCGCTTCTTCAAGTGTCTCCACATAGTAGTGCTCCTTCTTCTTCGTGAGTTCGGCTACGCAATAGCGTCCGTTACCCGGTGGCGGTAAAACCGCCGCTAGAAACTCAAGCGGTTCCATCTAGTTCCTTCGGGTTATTTGAATAGGTCTAACTGACCTTCTTGGGGATAAGGCAAGGCTTGTTGTACATCCGCTTGCATAAAGCGTTTGAGTAACTCTTCTTGGTAGTTGAGTGGTATGCCTTTAGGCATTGGGATATTGTCCGTGGCTAAGTCAATGTATATTTCGCAATGCGTAATCAGTTCTTCGTTACTGAGGGATCTAGGTTGTATTCCTTGCATATTCTTCTCCATGCTTCGTCAGCCGTTTTAGAGGATGACATTATTTTTGTTAAAAGTTCTACCCTGTTTTGATACGCAACAAAGACGTCTTTACCTTCAAACCAGTTGTACACGGTTTGTCGGGTGACCCCCAGCGCATATGCTATTTTAGTTACAGGAAAGTCCAAATGAATCGCCCACCGACCTAGGGTACTCCCTAATGTCTTTGGTGAACGCGCTACTAAATCTACAATTTTTTCTGAGTATGGCATAGTGGTTTAATTTAAGGGTGGGGGTAGCGTGGTTCCAGCCAGAGGAAACGCAACCGTAGGTATGTTGCTATCTAACGAGGACAGAAAGGATCAATAAACCCAACCCCGACCTACGCGTTGCGACCGCTCTTGCTACCCCCTAAACCTTATTTAACTTTCCTCCCGATTTAAGCCCTTTATCATATGCAGTTCCTCTTTCGCGGCTGTATACGCATGGGCGGCTTCCTCAACCGTGTCAAAATGGCCGAGCGAATATCGTTTTTCTTTGGACTTAATCTCCGCACGAAATTTATCTCCTCGTTTATGCACGCCAAGCGTGCCTGTTTTGTTGTTACTATAAGCACGCTTACGATTCCAACCGTTTTCCGCAACAGACACATCACGTAAATTTATGATGCGGTTATCACTCGGGCAGCAATTGATGTGGTCAATAACACCGTTGGGCCATACTCCGTATGTTAATAGCCACGCAAGGCGATGTGCCTGAAATTTGTAGCCAAGCAAACGGATTTGGACATAGCCTTTGGCATTAAGGTGACCTACTTCATTCACCTTACGGGTAAACCGCCCTGTCTGCGGATCGTAACTCAGCAGTGCTGCCACTTCTTCACTGGATATAGTGTTGCTATATTGTTTCATGGTGTTTACTCGTCATCCCAATCAGCTACGATGTCAGCAAGTTTGCCTTTCTTGGCGGGTACAGCACTGGGCTTAACCGCTTCCTTGCGAACTTCGGGCTCATCGTCAACTTCAGCTACAGGCTCGGCTTTGGCTTTTGCCTTGGCCGCAATAGGCTCGTATACTGGAGCGTCTTCTTCCTTGGTCAACTCACCCATAGGGCGTGTGCCTTCTAGCTTCAAAGGGGCTTTAGACTTAACACCATCGGTTTGAGATGCCGTCATACGCACAGCATCCAATGCTTCTTGCGTGTGTCCTTTGGCTTTGCTCAACTCAAACTCTACCGTTGTCAGCCAACGTACAGGAGAGAAGAACAACTTGGGGCTCTCAGCTTTGGTATCAAACTTCATGCGAGTGACGATCTTCTCAACATCCACAGGAGGGGACGCTAATGCGAGGTGACGCACATAGGCTTGGAGTGGGCGCTTGTCGCCTTCTTCCTTACCAAACACAGACGTTGCAGGCAACGTGAGTTGCAAAATGTCATCGGGGTTATCCGCCAACATGACTGCCATGCGCTGTTGATAACGGCAAGCACGGCTATTGCCTTGACCTGAACCCGCAATGTTTTGTGCGCAAGTCATGCAAGTCGCAGACTGAGGAGCCTTAATAGACGCATCAGGTTTTTCACCGTCGTTAGACCAGCAATCGGGGCCTGTGATGTTATCGCCATCGTATGACTTTGCATAGAAGATACGGCTGACTTTGGGTGCAGCTTTTACCACGATGACATCAAGATGGCGCTCTTCAATAGATGCGATCTCTTTGCCACCAGCCACGATACGGAACACACCACCTTTGATAGAGATGCGTCTGCTCGTGTTGATTGAGCCACCCATAAGGGCTTTAGCTGTATCGGATAACTCACCACCTTGGGCGAATGCGGGTACTTGTGCGGGATTAAAGATTGATAAATTTGACATGATGATTAACTTGCTTTATAAAGTTTGATCTCAAACTCTGTATTAGAGTTGAGGCCGGGTGGCACGAGGCCGGGGTTCTCTTCCAAAAACTTTGACATGTTTAGTTGGGCGATACGTTTTTCCAATAGATCAACGACATCATTCTGGACAACAAAGGTCTTGAACGAGTCCCAATCATTTGTGGAATACCGTGTCTTGGTTACCAAGCTAAGCGTACCAAAGTCCGTCTTAACAGATTTAGCGCCCTGCGCTTTCATCTGATCTTTGATCTCTGTCTTAACTTCATCCAGTTGTGCGGCTAAAGTTTCGAGTTGAGTATCAAATTCTTTTTGCACAAGATCCATACGCGTTTTTATTTTGCGATAGATTTTGGCCAGTTGGTCGAGCGGTATATGCTCTGTTTCTGCTTCGACTGTCATTACTTTTCTCCTTGTTTAATTTAGATTTCTTGTCAAGCGTTAGACATTGTACATGGATTTTAGTTCATTGCAACTCCTTTTTAATATTTAATTTCGTTCTCAAACATTTGAGTAATTAGTAAGTTATCACTAACCTTGGACTCCAATGCCTTGAACATTTTCTTCTCGATGGGTGAGCCTTGGATGTGGATGACTGTTACTTTCTCTGAGTCTTGTCCCTTGCGATCAGCCCTTGCAATCGCTTGCGTGTACTGCTCAACGCTCATCAGGGGGCCATAGAATATCACAGTGTCGGCTCTTGTCAAGGTGATGCCATGCGCTGTTGCTTGGGGTTGCATGACGAGTACTCTAGGCGTATCTTCATTCTGAAACCTACGAATAATATCCGAGCGTTTTGATGGGTTAACCGTGCCGTTGATGAACTCCGCGGTGATATTGCGTTTAAGTAAATGGGTGTGGATGGTGTCGATTGTGGAACGAAACATAGCAAATATGATAACTTTGCGTGTTGTCTCCTCTAGTATTTCTTCCAAGACATTTAACCTTGGTGCTGAATCAAACTCCACAACCTCATGGTCATCGGTGTAGGCTGCACCACAACTGATCTGTAATAACTTGGATACACTAGCCGCCGCATTGACTGCGCTAATTGTTTCACCTGATGCCTCGACCATCATCTTTTCTTTGAGCAAGTTGTAATACTTGGCTTGTTGTGGAGTCAATGGTACTTCCCGAGTCATGGTCAGCACAGGCGGTAGATCCAAGCATTGATCTTTGGTGAACCTGATGGCGGGTTGCAAGGCTTCATGTACCAAGGCTTTTGCTTCAGGCTTTGGCGCCCACTTGTACATCGTCATCTTGTTCATTACTTTATCTCGCCAGCCAGTAAAGAACATCGGCACACCGCTAGGGTTCACGAGCTTAGCCAAGCCATACGCATCAACAGGGGACTGCGATGCAGGAGTTCCCGTCATCATCCACAAGTGTGTGTCTGGACGTAGTATGGACTTCAAGGCTTTCCATCTTTTAGTAGAAACTGTTTTGTATGCGTTGGCTTCATCAACTATCACAAGATCAAAGCGGCCATCATTGATGATCTCGTTTGCAATTAAGTTCAACCCGTCATAGTTGGCAATGACAAACTCATAGTTCTGTTGAATCATTTCTATTCTGCGGGTAGCCTGCGAGTGGTGTGCGACTACGGCAGAACGATGGATGATACTGTTGTTCAAGTCTGATAGCCATGCTGACTGCATGATGGACAAAGGGCAAAGAATTAAACAGCGCCTAACATCCCCCCTCTTCATTAAATAGTCTGCTGACCACAACGCTGATAGCGTCTTGCCTGTGCCGGGCTCCGAGAACACAAATGCTTTTTTGTGCAAAGTAAGAAACGAAGATGTTTCGATCTGATGCTCCATAGGTATGAACCGACCCGGCCAGTTGTAGCGTTTGGTAATTGGGGAAGGAACATTTTTTACACCAAGATTTTTTAAAATCTTAGCTTCTTCCAAACCCCAATACACCGCTACTTCATAGCCGTCATCGACTTCAAATACTTTGTGCTTCGGAATGATGCTGTACTTTTCGGGGTTCCGCGTTCGGAACACCAAAGCTCTGTCTTCAACAATTTCCATTTACTTCTCTCTTTATTTATTGTCGCCTTGATTGGCGCTTTTATTTCTTAGTCTTAGATTGCCCGGCTCGGTCTTACCGCCTTTACGCAAGGGCGTGATGTGGTCAATGTCTTTGCCTTTGCGATCAACACCTTTCTTGTCGTACTCGCGTCTGGCCTTTTGGCGTTCAAGCTGATCTGCTGTCTCACCTGTTTTCTTTTGCAGTTTATATGCGTGTTTGTAGTCACGCTTGCCGTTAATTTGCGTCATGTTTAATGCTCCTTAATAAAGTATTTACGACACGAGGATGTACGCTTTGTTTCATAACATCATTGATTAAACGCATTGCTAGAACAGTAGCGCATGGCGTGTGCATAATGATGTGCCCGTATTTTTCAGCACCGTCAATAGCTACTATGCCATCATGTTCAACCGCACAATCTTCTAAGTTAAGAATTTTGTGACATACATGGCACACGCTTGCTGTGCCTACACTTCTTTCTCCGCCAGTATAAAAACTCATATTCTTTCCTTTTATTTGGGATGGTATTCACACGTTACTACTGGGCACCACGGACAAAGACCAGACGATCTTGGATTCCAAATACCTGTAGCATGTGCCTGTTCAATTCTAGCAACTCGCTCTCTGTACTGCCACCATTCGGGCTCTGCTTGCTCAAATGTCATGTTGTGCTTTACAAAGTCTTCTTTAACTACAAACAACAGCGCTGAGTTAATCTTTCTGATGTGTGGCATGTGCGCAAAAACCATGAGTGACATGAGTTTAAGTTGTTCCCTATCAGGGTATTTGTTGTTGCCTGTCTTATAGTCCACGACCCAAGCGGTTAAGTTATCGTCGTCAACTATAAGCAAGTCAGCAACACCCCTGACCCACACATCTTCTGAAAACCATCCAGTTGGTTGCAACTGAATATTAAGCGCCATCTGATACTCACACAATTTTCGCCCTTCCTTTTTCTTTAAGGCATCAAGAGTGGCTCTACTGTATTCAAATTGTGGTGGAAGTTCTTTGTCTTCCTTGATGTAGTCCTCTGCTGCTTTATGAAACTCTTTACCATACAACGTGGCTTGATTATCTTTGAACGGGAAGTTCTTTAATACTTTGACCTCGTGGTATCGGCGTGGGCATCCCTCATAATCTTTGAGGGAACTGTGTGACCATGTTACTTTCATTAGAATCTCGCTGATTGAATTGCTTTGGTTAAGCGGTTTGCAAATCCTGTAACAAACTTCTCATTCCTGTTCAATAAATCTTCACCCATATCATTGAGTATGGCGTGAACCAACTCGTGCCAAAAGGTATCGGTCATCATTGCTTTGGTATAAGCCCTACCTGTGTAGTTACTCCTACGCCCAATCTGAATAAGTTGTTTGTCATGGTCTATCGTACCCATCACTCGACGCTGAAGCAACGCTTCAACAACTTCGATGGAATATCTTTTCTTGCCAACTCTAATTGTTTTTGGTATTGGCATTTTGTTTATTGGCATATTTCCCCTTTAATTTTTAGCTAACCCATAGCGCTTGTGAGCGCCGACATCTGCCTCTAATGGTATGCCTTGCATATAGCTTGGCTCCATAGTCATTTGAGCCAAGACCCAAGTCTTAGCTTCTTCCACTTCCGACTCAGGCACGACAGCGATTAGCTCGTCGTGTACTGTGCCTGCTATGAAGTATCTTTTGGATACTCTGAGCATTCCGTCCGTCATTACAATGCGTGCTAACGCCTGTGTGACATTGTTCGTTATCTTTCCTGCGTATAACTTGGTAGCGTCTGGCCCGTATACATACTGGCTCCTACCTTTTTCATCTTTGATGATTCTTAAATTTGGGTACAGCAATTTCATGCCGTTGGGTAATTCTATTTCTTCCTTGCGAAATGTCAAGCACTTATATTGGCGCTCTTCGCCCTCGTACAAACACTTCTCCATGAGCGTGGCGCATGTTTCCCAAAATGACACGACTTGGTATGCTGTTTTGCGGTAAATGTCTATGATTCTTTTGGAAGCTATAGCGTGCTCTACAAGTTCTCGTAGTGTACAAGTGTGAGGGATATCCCTAAGTTTGATTTCGGTGTCTTTCCATTCCACAAACTGATCGCAGAAGTCTTTGCTTACGCCTAGTGCTTTCGCAAACTTCCTTTCATACCTGACTGGCGGTGCACCAAGAAACCCCACCAACAACTGCGACGCGAACGACGCCCAACCGAGTCCGTAACCGCAACCCAAGAGCGCACTCTTTGCAGACTGCCTGAGATCGGGATGCGACTCTTTACTAAGTCCGGGTATGTTAAACATCTGCGCACCGAACGCGGCATAAGGGTCAGCACCTGACCGAAAGATGTCAAGCATCTCTTCGTAATCCGAAAGCCACGCAAGTACTCTCGGTTCAATTTGCGAGAGGTCGCCGACGACCAGACTTTGCCCTTCGGGAGCCATAATTGCTTTGCGTAGGAATGAACCTCTCTTGAGGTTTTGCATGTTGATGGCTGAGCCTTTCGCTGCCGACCATCTGCCTGACTTCGCCCCATAATACGACAACGGAACCGGTAAACTACCTCGCTGACTGATATCGAGAAAGCGTTGCGCCCTTGTGCGTTCGGTTGTTGATTTAACCCGTAGACGCGCTTGACATAGAAGGGCAACGTCTTCACGTTCACCGTTGAGTAACGCCTGAAAGAAGGCGTCGTTCTTAGCCAACGCAAGTGTTTCTTTCCCTGTAGTTTTAC